TGCTAATATCACTGCACAAGACTTAGATATCACAGATGGCTCATCAACTATTGCTATAGACCTTGATTCAGAGACTTTATCCTTATTAGGTGGTACTGGTGTAACAAGCACAGCTTCAGGTAATGGCGTAACCTTTGCTATCGGTCAATCTGTTGGTACTAGTGATAATGTTCAGTTTAACCAAGTAACAAGTGCATTGGTAGGTAATGCATCAACAGCAACAATATTACAAACTGCAAGAACCATTGGTGGTGTTTCATTTGATGGTTCTGCAAACATAAATCTAGCTGGTGTTAATGCTAGTGGTAATCAAGACACAAGTGGTAATGCAGCAACTTCTACAGCTTTAGAAACAAGTCGTACAATCGGTGGTACATCTTTTGATGGTACTGCAAATATAGCTGTAGCCTTATCAGCGACTGCAACAGCTCTAGCAACTGCTCGTACAATAGCACTAACAGGCGATGTAACTGCTTCAGGAGTTAGTTTTGATGGAACAGGTAATATAAGCCTAAGTACAACAATTGCAGCAAATAGCGTAGCTCTTGGAACAGACACAACTGGAAACTATGTAGCTGGAATTAGTGGCACAAATAACGAAATAGAAGTATCAGGTTCAGGAAGTGAAGGCTCTACTGTAACTATTGGATTACCTGATAATGTAACTATTTCAGGAAATCTTACAGTCAATGGAACAACAACGACTACAGACACTAACGAACTGCATGTTACAGACCCATTAATTAAATTAGCTAAAGACAATACAGCTAATTCTTTAGATATTGGTTTTTATGGTCAATACAGAGCATCAGGTTCAAACAATCAGTTTGCTGGTTTGTTTAGAGATCAAAATGATGCAGGTAAGTTTAAATTATTTGAATTACTACAAAACGAGCCAACAACGACTGTTAATACAAGTGGTACTGGATTCCAAATAGCAACTCTTGTAGCTAATTTTGAAGGAAACATAACAGGTAATGTAACAGGTAATACTTCAGGTACAGCAGCTACAGTAACAGGTGCAGCACAAACAAATATCACATCTTTAGGCACATTAACTGCCTTACAAGTAGATAACATAAACATCAATGGCAATACTATTTCTAGTACAGCAGGAACCGACCTTAATTTAACTCCTCTTGCAGGTCAACAAATTGTATTAGATGGAGCTATTGTTGTTGATGCAGGTGTTGTTACAGGTGCTACTTCTATAACATCTACAGCATTCGTAGGTGGATTGACTGGTGATGTAACAGGAAACATATCAGGTAATTCAGGAACAGCTACAGTGTTAGCCACAGCAAGAACTATAGGAGGAACTTCATTTGATGGAAGTGCAAATATAGAAGTTGCATTAGCTGCCACATCTACAACTTTAGCTAACAATAGAAACTTTGCTATATCAGGAGACATAACAGCTTCAGCAGTAGCATTTAATGGTTCAGGTAATGTAACTCTTAGTGCAAGTATTGATGACAATGTTGTAGGTGCTTCACAACTAAACATTTCAGGTAATGGAACAGCAGGTCAGGCTATCTTATCAGATGGAGATGGTTCATTTAGTTATGGGGATGCTTCTAAAACGACTGAACAAATACAAGACATTGTTGGTGGTATGGTCACAGGTAATACTGAGACTGGTATCACTGTTACTTATGAAGATGGCGATGGAACATTAGATTTCGTTATAAACCCTGCTCAAACAACTATTACTTCTTTATTAGCAACTGATATTAAAATTGGTGAAGATGACCAAACAAAAATAGACTTTGAAACTGCCGATGAAATACATTTTTATGTAGCTAATGCACAACAAATTAAATTAGTAGATGGTGCAATAGTACCAGTAACAAATAACGACATTGATCTCGGTACATCTAGTTTAGAATTTAAAAACGCTTTCTTTGATGGCACTGTAACTTCAGATGCTTTTGTAGGTGCATTAACAGGAGATGTTACAGGTAATGCTTCTACAGCAACTATTTTAGCAACAGCAAGAACTATAGGTGGTACAAGTTTTGATGGTTCAGCGAATATTGCAGTTGCACTTGCAAATACTGCTACTACCCTAGCGACAGCTCGTACAATCGGTGGTGTCTCATTTGATGGCAGTGCTAATATTAACTTAGCAGGTGTAAACACAACAGGTAACCAAGATACTTCAGGAAACGCAGCGACAGCTACTGCATTGGCTACTGCTAGAACGATTGGTGGTACTTCCTTTAATGGAACAGCCAATATAGCTATCGCATTGGCAAATACAGCGACCACACTAGCCACAGCAAGAACTATAAATGGTGTTAGCTTTGATGGTAGTGCAAACATTACAACTCTTACAGCAGGAACAGGTGTCTCGGTATCAGGTACAGCAGTATCCATAGGACAAGCTGTAGCGACTTCTAGTAGTCCTACATTTAGTAATATGACACTTAGTGGTACTGATTCAATTAAAGTACCAGCAGGAACTACAGGTCAAAGAAATGGCTCACCTGCAAATGGTATGTTTAGGTATAACTCAACTAACGAAGAGTTTGAGGGTTATCAGAATGGAGCATGGGGAGCAATTGCAGGTGGTGGTGCAGCAGCTATGGAAACCAGTAATCATACTGGTGATGGTTCTACAAGAGCATTCAGTGTAAGCACCAATGTAGTTAACGAAGATAATTTAGTTTGCTTTATTGATGGTGTATATCAAAACAAAGATACCTTTGTAGCAAGTGGAACTACAGTCACATTTGATACTGCACCTGCTAATACTAGAAAGATTGTTATTTACCATGTGAGATCAGCAGTAGCAGGTTCAAGCATAGTACAAGATAGCTTTACTGGTAATGGCTCAACAACCGACTACACATTAAGCATAAACCCTACAAGTGAACTTAATACACAGATTTATGTAGATGGTGTCTATCAAAATAAATCTACTTATACAGTGAGTGGTACAACACTAGCTTTTGACACAGCACCAGTAAACACGACATCTATTGAAGTAATTATCATGTCACAAACTGCTGTAAACGCACCGACTTCAAATAGTGTAACTACCAGTACGATTGTAGATGGCAATGTTACAACAGCAAAAATACTAAACGCTAATGTAACAACAGCAAAACTTGCTGATAACGCAGTTACTACAGCTAAGATTACAGATGCTAATGTAACCACTGCAAAGATTGCCGATAGTGCAATAACCAGTGCAAAGATAGCCAATGGAACAATCGTAACTGCTGATTTAGCCAATGACTCTGTGGATGGTTCTAAGCTAACAAACGATATAGATATAGCAGGAACATTAGATGTTACAGGTGCAACAACCTTAGATAGTACCTTATCAGTATCAGGAAACATAACAGGCACACTTGCAACAGCAGCACAAACAAACATAACAAGTCTTGGTACTCTTACAACACTAACAGTAGATGATATAACAATTAATGGTTCTACTATTTCTGATAGTGGTGATTTAACACTAGATGTTGCAGGAGATATAAATCTTGATGCAGATGGTGGCGATATATTATTAAAAGATGGTGGAACGCATTGGTTTAACTTTGGAAACTCAAGCGGTGCAAACCTCACAAGCATGGTACAAGATGCTGACATTTTTTTAAGGGGAAATGATGGTGGCTCAATAATTACAGCCCTCACCCTTGATATGTCAGATGCAGGAACAGCTATATTTAATAATCATGTTGGAATTGGTATGACACCAGCTCCAGTTGGTTCTGATACTTGTTTATCAATATTTAATACTGCAACACCTAGAATTAAATTACATAACAATACTACTGGTTCAGCAGCAGGTGATGGTGGTGAAATAAATATGAGTGGTAGCGACTTTATTTTTGAAAATAGAGAAGCAGGTAATCTAAGATTTTTTAATAATGGTGCTGAGAGGGCTAGGATTACTTCTACAGGCAATGTTGGAATTGGTACGACTAGTCCATCTGCTAAATGTCATCTTTTTACTTCTGGTTCTGAAGCTATTAACTTAGGTATTCAAAATAGCCAAAGATATTGGAAAATTGAAACTGTTAGTGAAAAATTAAGTATTGCTGATGTCAGTGCAGGTGGACTTGCAAGAATGACTTTTGATACTTCAGGCAATGTTGGAATTGGAACAGATAGTCCAAACGATATACTAGATATTCGTAAAGCTAATTCACAATTACGACTAACCGATTCAGATGACAATAAGTTTGTTCAATTTAGTTATTCAGGTGGAAAATTAATAACTAGAAATAATTCAACAAACACAGAAACTGCTCAAGTTACTCTTATTGAAAATGGAAACTTTGGTGTCGGAACTATTAGTCCATTATCAAAAATGACAATAGCACAAACATCAGGTAATACTGCATTAACTTTTCAACAAACTAATAATGGAACAACTAATTTTCTTATCGGTTGTCAATATAATGTTGGTAATGCTTTTGAAATTACGCCATCAACAGCAGCAGGTGGCTCAACTTTTAACTCTCCAGCTTTAGTTGTAAATTCTTCAGGAAGAGTTTTAATAGGTGGTACTACTGATAGAGGTAGTAATCTTTGTATAGGAGGTACAAGTAGTACAGCTAGAGTAATACCACAAACAGACAATGTTGGTTATATAGGACAAGCTGATTTTAGATGGCAGGCGATATATGCAGTAGCAGGTTCAATAAATACTTCTGACGAAAGAGAAAAAACAGAAATTAAAGAAACTACTTTAGGTCTTGATTTTATAAAAGACTTAAAACCAGTTAGTTATAAGTGGATTGATGGAGAACAACAAAATAAAGGTAAAGATGAAAGAGAACATCAAGGTTTAATAGCACAACAAGTAGCTAAAACAGTTGAAAAACATGGTGTAAATAAAAATGACTTTGGTGGTTTAGATATACAAAAGACAGAAAAGTATGATGACTTTCATGGTATGTCTTATGACCAATTTGTAGCTCCACTTATAAAAGCTATACAAGAACAACAAGCACAAATAGAAATACTTAAAACAGAAATACAGGAACTAAAAGACAATGGCTAATACTAAGGTAACAACAGGTGTAATTAAAGATGATGCAGTAGGTGCAGACCAGTTAGCATCTAACGCAGTTGTTACAGCTTCTATTGCCGATAATGCAGTCACTACAGCTAAGATTTCAGATGATGCAATCCTTACAGCTAAGATCTCCAACAGTGCCATTACTAACGCTAAGATGTCAGCTAATTCAGTTGACAGCGACCAATATGTAGATGGCTCTATAGACACTGCCCACATAGCCGATAGTCAAATCACAAGTGCTAAGTTAGATACCAATATTGCTGTAAGTGGAACGCTTACATTAGGTTCTCATCTAATTATGGGTGATGGTGATATTCTAAAGATGGGTGCTAGTGCAGACTTACAGATTTATCATGATGGTAGTGCTTCAATAATTACAGATGTAGGCACAGGAGATTTAAGGCTTTTAGGTAACAATCTTAAATTAGGTAAATCAGATAATTCTGCAACATATTTATACGCAACTGAAGATGGTTCAGTAGAACTTTATTATGCAGGTGCAAAGAAACTAGAAACAGCAAGTAGTGGTGTGACAGTTACAGGCGTTATAACAACTGACGGTCTTACAACAAGTGCTGATATTAACTTTGGCGATAACGACAAAGCAGTCTTTGGAGCTGGTTCAGATTTACAGATTTACCATGATGGTAGTAATAGTATTATTAGTGATGAAGGAACAGGTGGTATAAAAATATTTACAGCAGGTGTTGCTACATCAGGTTTTTATAAAATTGGTGGAGAAGAATTAGCTACATTTGAACCTGATGGTCCTGTGACTTTATATCACAATGATGTTGCCAAACTAGCCACAACCTCAACAGGCATAAAAATTGGAGCAGGCGGACACCCAGTAGATACTGATGCAGATGACATAGTTGTAATGAATACAAGTGGTGCTAGTGGTATAACTATATCTGCTCAAAATAACTCTGTAAGTTCTTTACGATTCGGTGATTCTGACTTAGCTAGGTCAGGAATGTTTTACTATAACCATAATGATAATTATTTAAGAATAGATACTTCAGGCACAGAAAGAATGCGTATTGATTCTTCAGGCACAATTAAATCTTCTGTCAATGGCAGTAATGCAAATTTAATTTTAGATAATGATGCTGATACACCATATTTAAGATTTGATGAAAGTAGTGCATCTAAATTTACTATTGGAGAAGGGTCAGTAGTTGGTGGTGCTAGTGGCGATGGATTTTATGATTTTTATGCTGTTGCTGGAATAGGACAAAGATTTTTTACTAATGCAGCAGAAAGAATGCGTATTACAAGTGCTGGTTTGGTTGGAATTGGAACTTCGGGTCCTGTATCTCAAATGCACTTATCAACAAGTACTGCACAAGATGATGCTCATGGTCAGTTAAAAGTAGTACAAACTGATACAAGTGGAGGTGCCTCAACTAATGCAGGTATAAATGTGATGAATCACTATGGTACATCACAGTTTATGCAATGGGAAGATAATGGTCTAAGGATTGGAAGTAGAATACTTACAAATAGTGGTGTCGGAAATGTAGTATTCACAGCAGGTGCGGATTCAGAAAAAATGCGTATTGATGCTTCAGGTAATGTGATTATTGGTGCTTCTACAAGTAATATTGATGTTGCTATTGGCAACACAGGAACAGTAGGACATTTAGGAAGAACTGGTAGTGGTGGGTTACTTCATTTAGGTGGTGATGATTGCCAAGTTAGATTACAAAATAGTATTCTTCACCACGACAATAGTGGTAATACAAATTTATATTTAAGAAATCATTACACTACTTTAGGTAATGATAATGCTGCAAGAGTGACTTTAGAGGCAGGAACTTTAGTTTTTGCTACAAGCACATCCTATACCGAAAGAATGCGAATTAATAGTAATGGTAGTGTTGAAATTGGAAGTGCTAATAATGCAGGCAGCTTAAAAATAATTAATACATCAGCAGATGTATTAATCCTTGATAGACGAGGTTCAGATGGAACCGTAGTTTTATTTCGTAATGATGATACTAATGTTGGTGGTATAAGTGTGTCAGGTTCAGGTGTTGTTTATAATACAACTTCAGATTACAGATTAAAAGAAAATGTAGAATCAATAGAAAATGGGTTAGAAAGACTTAACCAACTTAATCCAGTTAAATTTGATTGGAAAGAAGATGGCACATCTAGTGAAGGTTTTATAGCTCACGAGGTTCAAGAAATATTCCCTGATGCAGTGAGTGGTGAAAAAGATGCCGAGACAATGCAAGGTATGGACTATGGAAGAATCACACCATTACTAGTCAAAGCTATACAAGAACAACAAACATTAATAGAAAGCCTAACAGCAAGAATAGAGACACTAGAGGGATAACATGGCATATACATTAGTACCAACAGAGTTAATAGTAGATGGAGCAATTACCAGTGCAAAGCTAGATACTAATATAGCGATCTCAGGAACTTTAGGTGTAACAGGTGAAGTTACTTTAGCTACCCATCTTATTATGGGAGACAACGATAAGATTAAGATAGGTGCAGGTGGAGATTTAGAAATCTACCACGATGGTTCTAATTCTTATATCTCTAACTCAACAGGTAATATCTATTTAGGTGATACTAATGGTGCAGTTCATATACAAGCAAAACTTAACGAAGAAAGCATAGTTGCAGCAGCAGATGGTGCAGTTACCCTTTATCACGATAATGCTGTAAAACTAGCGACAAGCAGTGCAGGGGTAACTGTTACAGGTACTTTAGCAGCAACTTTATCTACAGCAGCACAACCTAATATTACAAGTGTTGGTACATTAACTAGCTTTAGGTCAACAGGCATAGATGATAATGCAGACGCTCTAGCTATGACTATTGATAGTAGTGAGAATTTGATGATAGGAAAATCTGCTACTGGTGGTAATACTGCTGGTATGCAAATACTAAAAGGTAGTTTTTTTAGTCATGTGCGAGATGATGGTGTTGTTCAAGTATTAAATAGAAAAACATCTGATGGTGATATTTTACAATTTGAAAAAGACAACTCAATAGTTGGAAGTATTGGTGCTAGAGCAGGTGATTTAACAATAGGAACTGGTAATTGTGGTCTAATCTTTAATGATGGAACAGAGATAATAATTCCAGCAAACATTACTACAAACGCTGTTGCAGATGCTACTGTTGATTTAGGATACTCAGGTGGTCGCTTCAAAGACCTCTACCTTTCAGGTACAGCAAATGCACTTGTAGGTTCTTTTGGTGATAATGTTTCTATTGCAAGTAGTGGAGTTTTAGGTGTTACTGATAGTGATTTAGTTGTTTATAACCCAATATCAGGTCATTCAGGCTTACGCTTTGGTGCAGCATTTATAAGCCCAACTTCAAACTCAGGAGCTTCAACTGATGCAGCTGTAGATTTGGGTCAGTCAGGAGTAAGATTCAAAGACCTCTACCTTTCAAATTCAGCTATAATTGAAGATGATGCATCTAGCCCATCATTACTTATTAAATCAGGAGGTCAAGGAAGCTCTACAACACCTACAGCTTCAATATTTTTATCATCAGGTAGTCTAAGTTCTAATGCATCAGCACCAGCTTTAATTTCTTATAGAACTGCTGATTACAGTACAACAGCACTTAGGTCATCAGGATTAAAATTTCAGGTAACTACTTCAAATGTTGGTAAAGAAGCTATGAGACTGGATAATGTTGGTGATGCAAGATTTGCTGCAAACGCAACAGGTGCAGCTTTAATTAAAGGTGTATCAGGAGACCAAGCAGACAGAGATAACTCAGGCTATCCGCAATATACTTTTGTTGGTAATGAAGGCACAGGTATGAGACGAGTTGCTTCTAATATATTAGCATTTGATTCTTCAGGTGCAGAAAGAATGAGAATAGACGCAAATGGGCGTGTTGGAATAGGAGGGACATCAAGTGGTGCTGGTACTGCAGGGCTAACAGTTAACAATGGAGATATAAGAACTACTGCTGCTGCTTTTGCGAATAAAGAAAATAGTTTTTCAATGTCCCAAGAATCCTCTGGTGGTACTCTTTGTGCGAGAGGTGCAGACAACGGTACTAGAGGTACTATACAACTAACTGTAAATGCAGCTAATGGTGGTAATGGTAGAGTTGGTTTAAAAATAGCTAATGATGGTTCAGTTGATATGGCGTACATGCCTTCAGGTTCAGCTTCTTCTGATGTTCATATAAATTTATCTACAAATAAATTATTTTATGTAAGTTCTTCCCAAAGATATAAAACCAATATTACAGATTTATCTACCTCAACAGCAGATATACTTTCTTTAAGACCTGTAAATTATGATAGGGTTTCTGAAGAATTAACAGGAGAGGTAGGTTTAATAGCTGAAGAAGTTTATGAAATAATACCTCATTTAGTAAACTTAGCAGATGTAGATGGGTTTGATACACCTCAACCTGAGTCAGTTAAATATTCACAACTATCTGTTTATTTACTTAAAGCTATACAAGAACAACAAACAATAATAGACGATTTAAAATCAAGAATAGAAACATTAGAAGGATAGTGATAGACTAATACTTTTAATTAGGAGAATTAATTATGGCAGAAGCTAACGAAAATATAGTAAACGAAGAACCAAAGGTTTTAACACTTACTGAAAAGGTAGATGACAAAGATGTTGAAAAGAAATACCTAATAGAGGATATGTCCGATGAGGGTAAAGTAATTTATAACAAACTAGCCATTATACAAAAACAAAAGAATGACATGGTTACAAATGCACAATTTGAAATAGAAAAAGCAGATGTACTCATTAATCATTTTATGGCAGAGTTAAAAAACAATTTGCCTGAAGAAATGGAAGCTAATGATGAAGATGCCGAAAGTGGAGATAGCAAACCCAACTGATCTCAGTAAGTTGGAACTGCATGAGCAGATATGTGCTTTACGCTATGAAAACATAGAAAAGCGTATGGAATCAGGCTCTACAAGATTTGTTCGCATGGAACAACAGATTTGGGGTTTGTATGCTCTAATTATTGCATCACAGATTATAGGAGCATTTGTCTAATGGCAGGACTTACAATACATACAGAACCATCACAAGAACCTGTAACTCTACAGGAAGTCAAAGAATACTTACGAGTAGATGACTCTACTGATGAAAGAATCATAAGACCTTTTATAGAAACTGCTAGAAGGTTTTGTGAAGAACATACTGGTAGAGCTTTAATGACACAAACACTTATCTTATACCTAGATGCTTTTGAAGATATAGAAGACCCTTTATGGGAAGGTATGAGAACTGGTCCATACTTAAACTATTATAAAAACTATATTGTATTACCGAGATCGCCTGTAGCTTCTGTATCTCATGTAAAAACCTATAACGATTCCGATGAAGCAACTACATTCGCTGCTACACAATATTATGTAGATAATGCAAGAGAACCTTCTAGAATAGTTTTAAGAACTGGTTCTACCTTTCCAACATCACTAAGGGTTGCAAATGCAATAGAAGTGAAATATGTAGCTGGTTACACATCACAATATAATGTTCCTGAACCTTTAAGATTAGGAATGTTACAACACATAGCTTTTCTTTATGAGCATAGAGGAGATATGTATGATGCTAAATTACCTTATCCTCCTATGTTAAGGTCTTTATATTCACCCTATGTAGTTCACAAAGGACTAGGCTCATCTTCCTTAATGGCATTAGGTTAAAATGGCTAACAGTATCGGCAAGATGCGATATAGAGTTAAGGTAGAAAATGCTACTAACACTCGTGATGCAGGTGGTGGATTATCACAGGCATACACACCAGTAACTTTTATTTACGCTAACATTAAGCCAACGAATGCTAATAGTACATATAGACAAGGGGTTGTGTTAGAAAAGGTAACACACGAGGTTACAATGCGATACATGAAGAATATATCTACTAACAGTAGGGTTACTTATGGTAGTCGTAACTTTAATGTTCGTGGGATTATTAATGTTGACGAAAGAGACAGATACCTAAAATTGTTATGTGAAGAAGGGGTAGCAATATGAGTATTAATTTAAAAATTGATAATCTAAAAGAATTTAATAAAAAATTAAATAAACACTTAAAAGATAACAAAGTTAAAGCATATGTAACTCGTGCAACTATGCTAGTACAAAATACAGCTAAACAAAGCATAATGAAAGGCGGTACTGGTATTGAATATAATAAATACCAACCAAAAAGAACACACAGAGCATCAGCACCCAATCAACCACCTGCAAGTGATACAGGTTTTTTAGTAAGTCAAATAACTATGAAAGTTAAAAAATTAGCAAATGGTAGTATAGAAGGAAGCATTATATCAGCAGCACCTTATTCTAAAGCATTAGAATATGGAACAACACAAATGACTGAAAGACCATTTATGCAACCTGCATTAGAAAAAAATAAAAGAAAAATATTATCTTTGTTTAAAAAAGGAATATTAAAATGAGCATAGGTCAGTTTCAATTACAAACTTCTATTTATAATGCTCTTAATGTCAGTGCTATTACATCTACACTATCTTGTGGTGTTTTTGATGAAGTTATAGAAGGAAACACTTACCCATTTATTACATTAGGTGAGGAAACAGCTATTGATTATAGTACTAGCGATCTCAATGGTGGCGAATATACAATCAACATCCATATATGGTCTCAATACAAAGGCTCAAAGCAGACTAAAGAAATAATGGACAAGGTTCACGATTTATTGCATGATATAGACTTAACTGTTACAGGTTTCAATCTGATAAACCTCAGATTTGAATTTAGTGATATAATGAGAGACCCAGATGGTG